CACGGTGCGCCTATCGGATCTGATTCAGATCATCGAGCGGAAGACCGGACGAACGGCAATTATCGAGCCGCACCCGGCTAACCGGGCCGATGTCGATACCACTTGGGCGAGCAATCTAGCGGCGCAAAGTGGACTAGGTTGGAAACCCTCCGTCTGTATCGAATCCGGAATTAGTCGAACGGTCGATTGGTATCTGGAGAACCGAGAATGGGCGAAGGATATTTCAACGGTTGATTACGGAGGTTAAATTGAAAACTATTTTTCTGATCTTCGGTCTTTTGATCGGAGTGATGATTGGCTTCGCGAACGCGCAGCACAGGATGAAGACCGATTGCGCCAAGTCCGGGTTCCACAAGATGGGCGTATTCGGCTCCGATATCCGTTGCAGAATCGAGAAGTAAGAACGGAGTTGTTTGGCGCTTGGGACTAAAGGTAAGTCGTACCCGGTAAGAATCCGGTTTTCGGCGGAACACCATAAACAGAATACGTTCGCCAGCAGTAAAGCCAAGCGGCGAATGATCAAGGCCGGTCGCCGCTTCGGCAAGACGGTCGTTGCGGCCCGTATCGCTGTTGAAGCCTTCCTCGCCGGTCGTCGCGTTCTATACGCGGCTCCTACCGCAGAACAAACAGCTAAATTCTGGTCCGAAGTCAACTGGTGTCTCGCCGAGCCCGTCAAAGCCGGAATCTTTAAGAAGAACGAGAGCGAGCGGTACATTGAGAAGGAAGGCACCGATCAGCGCATCAAAGCTAAAACGGCTTGGAACGTCGATACGCTCCGCGGAGACTTCGCGGACGTCCTGATTCTCGACGAGTGGCAGCTGATGAACGAGGAGGCTTGGACGGTAGTCGGTCTCCCCATGCTTCTCGATAACAACGGCGACGCTGTCTTTATCTTCACGCCTCCTTCTCTCAAATCCCGATCCATTAGCAAGGCCACGGACCCGCGCCACGCCTCCAAGATGTTCAAGGAGAAGATGGCGGAAATGAAAAAGGTTTTGGCTGAAGGCCGCGAGCCGCGTTGGTTCGTGATGCATGGCACTTCCCTCGACAACCCCACTCTGCCGCGCGAGGCTCTCGACGAGATCGCCACGGAAATGTCGGACTTGGCCTACCGTCAGGAGATTCTCGCCGAAGAGACGGACGAGGCTCCCGGCTCGCTGTGGAAGCGGAAGACGATCGAAGCCAGCCGGATTAAACAAGTGCGTAAGCTCGATCGCGTTGTTGTCGGAGTAGATCCTCCGGGCGGTTCGACGGAGTGCGGAATCGTTTGCGCTGGTGTCGGTATGTGCGATTGTAAGGGACCGGGTAAGGAAGAACTCCACGGCTTCGTAATTGCGGACGAAAGTATGCTCGGTCCACCGAACGAGTGGGCGGAGGCGGTGTCGTCTACGTACAAGACGCACGAAGCGGACCGAGTAGTTGCGGAACGTAACTTTGGCGGCGATATGGTCGAGAACACGGTACGAACGGCGGACGCCAACATCCCGTTCAAGGAGGTTCACGCCTCTCGCGGTAAGGCGGTACGCGCGGAGCCTATAGCCGCGTTGAGCGAGAAAGGGAAGATTCACTTTGTTGGGGTCTTCCCGAAATTAGAGGACGAGCTTTGCGAATGGGTTCCCGGCACGACGTCCTACAGCCCCAACCGGCTGGACGCTATGGTTTGGGCGCTGACGGAGTTGATGGTTAAACGTGGCGGGTTGTATTTCTAGGAGGCACAATGGCTTGGACACCGGGAAGAGAGACCACGGAGGCTATCGTTATCCAGTTAACGGAGCGGTTCCGTTCAACCAATTTCGTATCTATCACGGATGGTTATCGAACGTCTATGGTGGAGTTGTTCCGAGCTTTGGGTATAGATCTTCGGTTCTGTAAGCTCAGTATTTGTAAACAACCGTTTGTCCCCAAAATCGTGGCGGGAAGTACGCAGATGTACTGTTGCGCGAAGCACAAGGACGCGGATTATTACGGGAGGACGAATGATAACGGTAAACATTGAGGTGACTGCGGAGATACCGGAACGTGAGGCGGATATTCGCCGGGCTCCGGAGGCGACGACGGAACGGACGATGGAAAAACTCAATGAGGCAATACACTACGCGTTCGGCGATATCACCAAAATAGGCTTGAAACTAAAGAAGCTCCGGATCTCCGTTACTGGTTTGGACTAGCTGTAAGGCCCGCCCACTGGGCGTCGAGTGTGTATACCTCGACGCCTACGCCCACCTAGAATACGCGCGTCCCTGTAAGGCTGTAACCCAAGGAAAGTAAACAGATACGCTTCAGGCGCTGAGCGTGTAATCAGCTGCTAGCCTCCGAGCTTGACAGATATTCGTGCGTACATCGAAGCTGCTTTGCTTAAATCCTCGTCCGGGTGACCCGGAAATCTTCTCTTACCGAGCCGTTCAATTACTCGTTCGCGCCGGCATAGCCGCGATACTTTGCGACGGCGGTCCCGCTCCTTCCCGCTTCCGTTACCTCACTGACGAAGAGTACGCGCTCATACGAAGCAATATCGAAGCGGCTTCGAAAACCCACATCTGGAACGCTGGCGTTCGCGTTAATTGCGCCGGACGAGTTTGGCGGAACCGGCACAGCGGACGGGCTCCTATGTCCGGCGGCCCGCGTTACCCGGTTCGACAATTCGTAACCGTACGAACGGCGGATGTTCCGGACCCGGACAATTCCCGAGAGGACTATATGAAGGAACGAGTACAAGCGGAGACACGTCAATAGTGTTGGACCGCGTTTTAGGTTTGTTCGGCTTACGTTTCGTCGGTGTCCAACATCGCGGCGAGCCCGTACCGTTAGAAACATCCGCGTCAAATAAAACATTCCTATCTTTCTTCAATCTCAACAACCTCGACCTACATCCGATCCGTACCAAAGCCGAACAACTAGACAACTACGTCGGTTGGGTGTACGCGTGTATCAATAAAATCGGCGGCGACGTCCGGACGAACCCCCGCGGCGTGTACGAAAGGCGCGGACCGGACCCGAAGAACTGGATTCAGGTCCCGTCCGACCAACTCCCTGCTATTTTTACCCGACCGAATACGCGACAAACGTGGGGGCAGTTGTTGGAGACCCGCACTCAACACAAGGACGCCACCGGCGAAGCCTATTGGCACGCGCTTTCGCCGACTCCGGGCGGTACGTTGGTGGGATGCGAAATGATTCAGCCGGATTGGGTGAAGGAGCCGGTGTTTGAGAAGACCGGGACGGTTATCACTCATTGGAAAGTCGAAGTGCCCGGAGCGAATGGCGGCATTAAGGATTACCCGGCGGAGGACGTTTTCCCGGACTTCTACACCAACCCAAGATCGCCTACGCGCGGAGCCTCTCCTATCGAGGCGTTTGGCTTAGCCCACCACCTTGATATCTATCTTCGCGCGTACGGCGTCAAGACGATAAAAGACGGCTCCGCGGTCTCGCAGTTCCTTAAGACCGAAATGGAACTGACGAACGATGAGGTGGACGCGGCGGAGAACCGGTTGAACGAAAAGTTCCGGACGCCCGGCCGCACGCCCGTGTTCGGTAAGGGAACGGAACTGAAGAATGTTGGACTCCCGTTCCGTGACCTGAACATGCTTCAAATGCTCCGGCCTTCGCGAGAAATGATTCTGGCGATATACGGAATGCCGCCGTCCAAACTCGGAATCATGGAAGGCGAAGGCCGGGCCAACGCCGGAACCGCCGACAAGACCTATCAGGAAAACACCGTACTGCCAAGGCTCCTTACCGGCGACGAGATCATCAATACGTATTTGATGCCCCGGATATACGGGCGTCGTTCCTCCAAGCTCGTGTACATGTCGGAGAGCCCAGTTGAAGCAGATCGCGAATGGGAACTTAAGAAAGTTACGACGATGTTCCACGAAGGTGTTATCAACTTCAACGAATATCGTCAATCCCAAGGGTACGCCGGCATTGGTACCAAAGGCGAAGTCTACTTCATTCCGTTGGGTTGTCGCGTCGTCAAGAGCCCCGAGGACGCTATAGTGGTCGAACTCCCGGAGACCAACCCGGAGAACGAAGACGGTGGCGGTAACGACAACATGCTTCCCTTGGCCGAAGAGAAGGCCGTGCTGGCGCTGGAAGGAATGTTTCGGTCTATCGCGACGGCGAAGCAGTTGACCGTGGGTATCGGCGAGAAACGTGCGAGCAAGAACGAAGAAGAGAACACGGCGTTGCGGTTCGAAGCCGCGGAGGACAAACTCGAACGGGAGTTGATCAGCAAAGTTCGTTCGTTGTTCTCCAAGGAACAAAAGATCGTTGTAGAGGCGATGAAGAAGAACGTCCGCGATCTCCCGGCGTTCGCCGCCCATTGGCGCGAGGAAATGACCCGGACCCAACACCGCAAGCTGGAGTTCAGTTTCGACTATATAGCCGAAATACCCCTGATTGCGGAACGTAGGGATTGGCTCGACGACGCTATGCGCGACACGAACGAGCAGTGGAACCGGATATTGAAGGAGGCGATACAAGGCAGTCTTCGCGTTGGGTGGAACCTTCTGGCCAACGAAGTTGTGGGTGCGTTGTCCTTCTCCCTCTACCAGATTCAGGCCGCAGAGTACGCCCAGCGCCGGGCCGGAAACCAAGTGGTAAATATCCGGACGACGACCGTGGACGAGATCCGGGACGTTATCACGACCGGGATTGTCAAAGGCGCCAGCGTAGAGGAGATAACGCGGAAGGTCGCAGAATTGTACGACGGTTTCCGCGGTTATCGAGCGGAACGGATCGCCCGCACGGAAGTCGCGAACGCGATGAACCACGGGAAGTATGAAGCCGCGAAGCAATCGGCCCAACGGCTCGGAATGGACATCCGGCGTACTTGGATAACAACCCTCGATGAGCGGACCCGGAATTCCCACGCCTCCGCGCACGACCAAACCGTGGGAATAAACGAAATGTTTACCGTTGGCGGCGTTCCTATGCGGTATCCGGGCGACAACAACGCTCCGGCTCGCGAAGTTGTGAACTGCCGCTGTACCCAGATTTTCTTTGACGTTGCTTTCGTATAAGGAGACCGACATGGACAAAGATGTTCGTATTTTTAGTGGCGACGTGGTAACGCTCGCTCAAGGCGATTCCCGAGTGGTCACGTTTCGGGCATCAACGTTCGCGAAGGACCGACACCACACCCGTATCAAACCCGATGGTATCAACACCGACAACTTTACGAGGAATCCGGTTTTCCTCTGGGGGCATGACGGCTATGGCGGGTGGTCCGTGCCGCAGATGGAGAACGTTATTGGCCGCGTGATCGCCACTCGAAAGTCAACGGACGCTTTCGACATTGACGTGGAGTTCGCGGAAGAGAGCGTCAACCCGAAAGGCGCTATGGCCCACCGAATGACGAAGGCGGGTTTGCTCAGCACCGTTTCCATCGGATTCATTCCGACCGAAGTTAAGGTCATCACCGAAGGTTCTTCGGAGGTCCCCATTATCGAAAAAGCGGAACTCCTCGAAGTCTCGCTTGTCCCGATTCCCTCGAACCCGGAAGCCGTCGCACTCGTACGCTCGATGAGCGGAGCGGCGGACGTCGAGGAGCTTAT